TCGTAACCTGTGCAGCGGTATAGTCTCCGCTGACTGCGACGACGGCTCCAGTGCGGGTGAAGACACTAGTAACACTACCTCCCCCGCCGCCGGGAATCGTCACCACCGTGCGCGTGCCGTCATCGGTGGCCGTGACGCCCGCACCCACGAAGTTGAGAGTCGTTCTGACGGTGAGGGCCACGCCTTCGTCCTGAACGGTGGTGTATCCACCGCCCCCGCCCCCGCCCCCGCTCATCGCGTGCCACGCGCCCGCGTAATAGACGTAGTAGCCCGCTCCGCTCCCTGGATTCCAGTCGGTGCCATCGGCGTAAACGAGCATGCCCTCACGGGGCTTGACCGGCGCAACATGCCACACCTTGTTGATCGAATCCCGGTGCCGGTCGATGTGGGACTGCTGATCCTCATTGACGCTCCACAGCATCTTCAGCGCTTCGCGGGGTTCGTCGGGGAGCGGCCGGTCGAGTGGCATCTATAAGCTCGCTGTGGGTTCGAGGTCTAAGTCAAAGCCGATGAGCTTCCAGTTCTGGCCCACATGCACGCACTCAACGCGGTACGCCAGATAGCGGAAGGTGCCGAAGAAGCCGAGCTTCACGGTCTGGCCCTGGATAAAATACTGCAACGGCTGCCACGAGACCGGCCCTTTGCGATTCATCGAGAAGCCCACCGAGATGGCGAAGATGACGCCGTCGTCGCAAACGAACTTGGGCCAGATCTCGCGCATGACCGCGAGGCGCCCGTGGTCAATCACGATCTCGCCGCGCGACGTTCCCTTCACTCCCACGCCGATGCGCTCGACGTAGCTCGCCGTCGCGTCGTCCGCATCAACCACCTCCCCGTTGACCCGGAGGCGCAGAGCGGTAGACATCAGGGCGAGTCCCTCGACGGAGCGCTCGTAGGTGCCCGAATCCCAGATGGTGGTCTGCGCGGCCCAACTCCCGACGGTTGACTGCCAGCTATCCCCCTCGAAGTTGGCCGAGGTCGGGCCGGAGGCCATCGCGTGGTAGTTATCCTCGATGTCGCGGATTGTCCAGGTGTCGAACTGCCAGTTCCACACTAAAGCGAGGTTATTGACCTCGGTGCCGCCGGAGGAGAAGGTGATCCAGATTTCCTTGGCGGTCATCTTGCGAACCACTCGCACCTTGTCATAACTCGCCGAAGTCAGTTGCGAGAAGAACCAGCGCTTGGTGCGGTCGTAGCCTATGCTGGTGACGCTCTGGAGATCGTGGATGACGAAGTCGTCGCCGGTCACCTGGAAGACTTTGTTGAGGAAGGTGGCCGCGCAGCCCTGCGTGAGCGCGCCGATCTCGGAGAAGACCCGGCGGAAGGCCATGATGTCCTGGCCGCCGATGAAGGTCATGGCCCAGGTTTGGCTCCCGGTCATGATCATGAGCTGGTTGCCGACTTGAAGGGCGTCAATGATGCGGTCCTCGCCCTCAGAGAGTGAGACTTGGCCGGCATCGAGCGTCTCGTCGGCTACGTCCCACGAGGGCGGGATATTCAGCGGATCGGCGGGATGCGACCACATGACCAAGCGATCGTCGCGCTCCCCGCTGATGGTTACGTCGAGGGCGACAAGGAATTCTTTGAAAGGAACGACGATCTTAGCCCGGTGCGTGGCGGGCCAGTTAGGGAGATCGGCCAAGTCGGTGGCCGCGTTGGGCAGATCCCAGTACTGCGGCACGTCGACCCCGTTGTTCAGGATCAGGTGGTCGTTGAACATGCCGCCCTGCCAGAAGTCCTGGGTGGTTCCGGTGTAGGGACCGGCGAGGCGGGTGATATCGGTGACGGTTGCCCCGGATATCGAGATCACACTGGCAAGGCCCGTCGAGACCCAGAACTTGCCGATCAGGCTATGGACGAAGAACAGCCCGTAGGACAGCGGCGACCCTCCGGCCGTGGCGTTGGTGCGCCAGGAGGGCGACCGCTCGATGCCGCCGAGTTCAAAGCGCACATTGCGGCAGTCCGACCAGAAGTTGGGCGGCAGGTCGAACGGGGGCTGGTCGGTGATGAGACCGGTCTTGCCGACGAAATTTACCGGCACGATCATTGATGACCAGCTTCCCAGCTATGTTGCCCAAGCAGGGCGTCCTCGCCGGAGCCGATGACGGCGCGGCGCATGGACTCGAGGCGCGACGTCGACTCCTGAGCGATGCGGCGGCGGGCCTCGGCGCGGTCCTGGCCGAACTCGGAGGCGCGCTGGGCATCGCGAATATTGCGCGCCACATGCCACCCGGCTTCAGCGACCATCAGATCCTCGGCCTTGTTCGACCAGGTGTTCTGGCTGGTGGGACCGCTGAGAGCAGTATCCCGGCCATAGAAGAAGTAATAGAACGTGTAACTCTTGTCCGGGATGGGAAACAATTGGAGGAGATCGGCGTTGAGGTTGAAGTTTCTTGGCCGCCCCGGTGCGCCCGGACTCGTCGTGAAGGCGTGTTCCCGATAGGCGCCGTACACCTTCCCCGGTTCGGCATAGTAGGTGGTGTCGACAGTGGCTTTCAGGAGGTAGATGTAATCATCCGCCATCTCGATGAAATGGGCGGGAAGCAGATAAGGAGGATTGAAATATTCCTGGGTGGTATAGGTGAGCAGGAACCAGGGATAGGGCGGCGTCTTTTCAAGGACGTTCTGCGCCTGCCGAAGCTCAGAGTAGATCATATTGTCGATGTCGGTGCGCTGGCCCAATCTCCCGGCGAGCAGGGATTTCATTCCGTCCAGTGTCATAGCGTCACCACCCGAACTCGAAGACGATGCAGTAACCCGTGCCGCCCGCGCCGCCCGGCCCGAACGCACTGGCCTGGGAGAACCCGCCGCCGCCGCCGCCGCCGCTGTTAGGCAGGGCAGCGTTGTCCGTCATGCCTCCTGATCCTCCTCCCGTGCCACCGAAGCCCCCTGCGGGGCTGTAATGTTCTCCCGCGCTCCCATACCCACCCGCGAAGACGATGTCTCCGGTGCTGGAAGCCGCCGGATGAGGAGTGCCGCCATAGACACCTGCCGCGGCCCGCCCCTGCAAGGCTACACAGTGGAAGACGGAACCACCACCGGTGGTAAAGGTAGTGGATAATCCGTCACTGCCCGCTCCACCGGAACCGGTACCACCCGCCCCGCCGGTGCCTATCATTACTTGCGCCGAGGGGATCAAGGTGACATCGAGCCACTTGATGGCGGTCGCACCACTGGCGCCGCCGCCGCCGGCGAAACCTCCGGTCGTTCCCGCAGTTCCTCCTCCTCCTCCGCCAAGACAGTAAATAAGAATCTTCCTCACATTCGTAGGCCGGGTCCACGTACTGCTGAAAGCAGTGAAGGTCTGGATCGACTTGAGAAAGGTAATGCTTTGCATCACCGTTTTGATGAGGCGGATATGGTCGTCGCCCGCCGAGACGGCGTCGGTCGAGAGCGGATTGGTGGGGACCAGATCCCCGATGCCCGTGCCTGTTTCAAGCCCCATGATTCACCTCCTCAGTGGCGCGCCCTTCGTAAATGACCGTGGTATTGTCCACTCTATGTTCCTCGTACCGCGGGAGGGAATACATCTTGTTGCCCCAATGGCCGACCAGTGCGGAAGTGTCATGGTCGACCCAGATGGAGATACCTGCTTTTTCTAGCTTTTCGCAGAAGCCCCAGTCTTCCCCCTGCCACCTCTGTTCCTCTTCGATCCACTTCACCGGAAACCACGGCTTCTTGATGTCATGGAACACGGTCGACTTGATCAGCATGACGCCGGTGCCGACGCGCCAGACCTTCTCGAGGCCCGTGGTCCGCTCGCAGGGGATGAGCTTGCCGGCTTCGGTCAGCCCTAAGCAGGCGGTCTCCATCGGCGGATCCACCTTGGTGGCGATGTTACAGGCGACGACTGCCCGCTGGTGAGTGAGCAGCCGCGCGACAACGCTGGCGGGAAACGATTGATCGGTGTCGATGAACAGTAAGTGTGTGAATGAATACTTCAACGCCATCTCGCCGAAGTGCTGGCGCGCCGCCCACAGCATGGAGGTCTTGTGGTTCAAGACCGCCATCTCGATTTGAGGCTCGTGGCGCATCGTCTGGGTGAGCATGTTGCACATGGCCATCCCGAACTGATCCGACCAGTGGCCTGTGGTGGGAAACCCGACCAACACTTTGGCTGAGATCACGCGAGTTGTCTCCCGGCTTCGAGTTAGATGACCACCATGTTGCCGATATAGGCGCAGGTTTCCTCGGCGAGCACCTCGAGTCCGCACTCGGTGAGCCAGCCGTCAATGATGGAGTCGGTGCCTTTGTCCTGTTGATCCTCCATCAGCTTGGTATCGCGGAGGAAGCGGTACTTCAGCACCGTGGGATCGAGGATGAAGGCGGAGTTCGTATATTGCGCGTGGACGTTCATGAGTGGGTGGGTCTTGAACCCGATCTGTCCCTGCGGCAGCGTCCAAACGTTGAGGTTCATCCCGAACATTTTGACGACACCGTCCTGGTTGATGACCGAGTCGGTCTTAGCCAGCTTGTTCAGCGAATTCAAAAACCCGTTGCCGCAGAAGGCAATGCGCTGATCGCCGGCGCGGGTATCCCAATTCCAAATCGGATACGTCGCATCCATGAACGTGCTCGTCGTGATGCCGGTCGACGACTGGAAGATCGTCACGTTCGAAGTGATGAAGCTCCGGAGGCCGCCCGTGGTGCGGGTCAGGTTGCCGGTGGCTTGCGGCGAGGGGTCGACAACTTCCGATGCCAGCCCGTACAGGAACTGCATCTCGATGTCGCGGCCGTGAGCAAATGTCGCGCGCTCCCGGTCGTTCTTGTAGGCATCGCCGGTGCGGGCAAAGGTCTTATCGGCGGTGCCCGTAACGGCCCAATTCGTGCGGAAGATCTGGCAGTAGTTGGTGTACTTGGTCGGGTTGTTCGATACCGACGCAGGCCGGGTCGAACCTTCGCCGAACGCCGTGCCGAGTGCGGTCAGGAAGGTGAAGCCTGTCGTTAGGGCGACGGGCGTGGTACCGAACTGGCCGCGCTTGAGCACAACCGTGGTGTCGGAGGTGACGGACGATACCAATGCGATTTCTACGTTGGCGGCCACGTAGGAAACCGGCTCGGTGGTGCCGATCGAGTCGACCTTGATGAGTTGGTTGGGACGAAGCGCGAGGGCGCCGCCGGTCACCGTGAGCGTTTGCGAGGTGGTGATAAAGGCAGCGGTCAGCGTCAGGCGGATGACGGTGTTGCGCTCGTTCCACCATGAGAATTGCGGGTCGGTGACCGAGGAAGAACCGAGCTTCTCGGTGAGGGCAAACAGCGGCGATTTGCCGTTGGGGTTGAGGAAGAGGATCGTCTCCCGGAAAGACTTAGGGCGCTCGTCGGTGCCCCAGTCATCAGTGGCGCGAACGCCTGCGAAAAATGCCATTGAAGTTCTCCTGGTTCGAGAGCCCTAGCGGCCACCGCGCGCGAAGTTCACCATATCCGCGAACACGTTGGGTTGCGGGGATGGTGAAGGGGCTACGCTGCCGGG